TGCTCTTGTGTGACCTTCATGGTCGGCCACCGTTACTTCCAGTTAGCCATACACGGCAGACAAAGAGTTCCATCGGGGTTAAGCGGAAGACGCTTTGTCGCATCTGCCGCCGCGCCGAGTCCCTTGGGCTTGATACCCGCGATTTCGGTAAAGCCATTGGAAAGGTCAATCAGGTAACCGATTTCGGCATCGATTACCTCAACTGGCATTTCGATATCGCCAGTAACTCCATCGTCCAAGTCCATTGCGACCTTGGCTGCCCAACGGTGGTGACCATCAAGGATGTACCCGTCCTTCGTCACAAAGATAGGAGCATCGGGAATCTTGCCTTCGCGCATTGCCTGCGCCATACCGACAACCTTTGGCCCGTCAAGGTTTTCCTGCGATGCCTTGAGTTCATTCGCTGGCACAGTTTCCATGCTGGTTTCGATACCAAGCGAACTCAACAACTCACGGAACTCTGCCTCAACGTCACCCTCGCCCTTGTCATTCGTCTTTGTAGCAGCGAACGATCCATCGACCGGAGTGCCCTTGAACTGCGGCATTTGGGTACGCGGAATTCCCTTTGACTCAACGCAGAACAGGTTGGTCTTGGGAACACTGACCTTACACAGATCGTACTCCGGTGCGTCGTTGCCCTTTTCCTTCGCATCCTTAACGCTGTCATGCAAGCGATCAAGCAATGTCGAAACCGAACGCTCATCCTTCATACGGATGTGCTTACCTTCCGAAAGCAACTTGTGGGCCAACTCAATGTCGTCACCAACATCAATCGGATCGGCTTCCGTACCCGAACCATCGGAACGACCATCCTTGTTAATGGCCTTGAGTCGTTCGGCGGCGGCATCGACACTAAAGTCTTCCGCCTTCATAACCGAGGTATCGGGGCCATCACCCTTATCACCTTCGTCTTCATCCTTGTCGCGGCTTTCTGTCCACTCGCGCAACTTGCCTTCACCTACGGCGCGGGCAAAGTCAGTATCGGGGTCTAGTTCTGCATCACGCTCAACCTGATTGCCTTCCACACCTTCCGCATAATCCATTGCGGCTTCGTGGTCGTAACCGTGATTACGAGCGCCCGTGTACTTATCCTTACCGCCTGAATCTAGATCGGTGAACTCTTCGCGCTCATTGTCCGACATACCCTTGGGGCCGGAATCGCTTTCTGGACGCTTAGGAGATCGACCCTTCTTCTTTTTCTTCGCCGCACCACTACCCGCACGACCGGGACGAATACGCTTGCGCTTTTTCCTTGCAACGTTACGCCTTTTCTTTGCCTTGCGAGCAGGCGCACCTTCTATACCTTCTTCAGAATCAAAACTGTAGCGGCCCATGCTTGGATCGTTATCGCCGCCAGCAACCTCTGTGCGCTCACTACCAGCAATACTTTCGCGCCGTTGCTTCTTTGCCTTACGAGCCGGACGAATCTTCTTCCTGGCACGACCACCGCCGCGACCTTCACCACCGCCTGCGGCACGACGGGCACGACCCATCGGAGACTTCGGGCCTTCGGGCTTCATTCCCGGCACAATCGGGGTACCAACGGGACGGCCCCAATACGCGGAGTCCTTGACCTTTCGAACCTTGGTTTCCACATCAATTTCGTATGTGCCTTCGGCATTGATGTCCTTGACCTCAAGCATGGTCAGGAACTCATCAACCTTCTTCAAGTAAAGATCAAACATTCCGGCCTTCTCTTCTTTCTTGCGCGGTGCCCAGGCATCACACGTTCGTTTTGAGGAACAGATAAAGTTTAGCGACTCGCAGTACCCAATTTCTTTGTTCTCCACCTGCTCTTTAACGTCGTCGCCCATCCCCTTGGTGATGCAACCCATCATGTCCGAGGATTGGTTGTACACCGCGCAGTTACCACACCGCCGCGACTTGGCCTCTTCAATAGGCAAGTCCCATTCCCGCGCCTTGGATTCCCAAAACTTTTCGTCTTCACCGCTTGGGTTTTCGGGGCCATATCCAATCTTGTCCATCGCCTTCTTTTGGTTGGCGAGATTGAGTTCGGAATCCTGTGTCGGCTTCGGGCACTTCATCGTCCACTCACAATCTCTACTTCAACCCAACAACGGCAGTTGGCGGTTTCTTCAATTGGCCCGGTCGGGTCACCGGGGTACATCAATCTCGCAGTACCTACTCTAAACGGATTAGTCGCTGATCGCTTTTGCCCAAAGGCGCGTCGATGTGAGGGGCGCACTTTTTCATCCCGCATCGTTCGCCAGATTCGCTTCACGTATCGACCCGCACGCTCATGCACGGCAGCGCGTGAACCTTCCATGATTGCAGTGGCAGCGGCAATCGATAGGCCGCGCTTCCACGATGACCTACTTCCGATCATCTTCTGAATCTCGCGCTTAATTTCTTCAACACTTGCACCATCTGCATCCATCTGCGTAATGACTTCGATGATGCGCTCAGACTGACGTAGTGCCGATTTGCGGATCATTGCCTTCACTGGCTCAAGGTTTTCGTTCAAGAATGTTTCCCGACCAAACTTCGAACCGTCCAACATGCGATCAAGTGCAGTACGTCCCCGAGATAGTTTCCCGTCTTGTTCCAGGCGATCTAGCACACCTGACTTGTCCAATTGACGCGCCGCCTTGAGTGCTTCTCGTTCCCCAATGGCCTTCATTAGTGGTTCGATGTCTTGCACAAGATCGTCGGCCCACTGCTCAGGGTTTACGACATAGACGGCATCGATGGCCTTGGTACCCGGCTGTCCTTCCCAATGGCGAGTGCCCTTGCGTGCTTTTGTTCCGCCGATGCGTTCCACAACCGCACGCTCTTGTCGGCGTGACCAAGCATTGATAGCAGCACCTATTTCCGCTTCAATGCGGATGCGGGTGGCTTCGAACGGATCGGTGAGTTCCTTGAATTCGATTACTTCGACAACTTCGTCTTTCGATTCAAGTTCAGGAGTATCTTCGATTACCTCTGCATCAACAATGTCGTCATCCGACATCTCTACTAAAGGGTCGCTCTGCTTACCCGCCAATCGGAGTGCGCGTGCGGCTTGAATGTTGCCGAACTGCCGCTGTCCTGCGGCAGCACCCATCGATGCGCCACGGAACGCCTCCTGTTGGATATCTGGTTCCTGGCCCATACCGACTGGTTGAAGTGCCGAGGCGAAGTCGGTGTCGTTGTCGTTCCGACCAATCGGCACACTGCCCTGCGGAATCCAGAGAGTGCGGGTGCCGGGTACATCGAATTTTTCGCGCCCCACGATTTCTAGGTATTGATCGATAGTCAGTAGTCCGGCACGGTACTCATCCATTGCCTTTTCATGACGACGGCGTTCCTGCCGCTGCAATACATCCACTGTTGAGTAGTCATGTGCGACATAGATGTTGTCCCGCAAGCCTTCGGCGGTGAGAATGTCATAACCCGCAGCAATAGCGTCCATGAATGGCTGCATGGTTACTTGCCAGAAGATTTCAAACTCTGCGTCTGCATTGTCGAACGTGCGACCCGATGCATTACCCAACACGGATTCTGGTACACCGAATGCAAGGAGGATGTCTTCTTTCGATCCCCGCACTGCTTCCTGCCATTGAACATCACGCGGATTCGATGCCATGTCGGTGGCACTAATGCCTTCTGCCTCAATTACGGTTGTCTGGCCCGCAACGCTTGGCCCACCGCTGAATCGACGGCGAATTTCCTCCGCGTCTTCCGGCATCAATTGGCCTTGCACGGCAACCAACATTCCCGGTCGCCCGTCATTGGCAAGAAAGTTGCGGTTGTAGAGGCGTGCGAAGAAGTCTGTATCCGATGCAAGTCCCGCAGACACCAACGGAGTCATCTGCGCGTACACATCGGTCGGGTGTGGCTTGACGCGCAACCAGATCACACGCTCAGGCGGCAGAATAACCTCGCCCTGCGTCAGTGTTTGTACCTTGTAACCACTGACAAAGGTTTCGGGATCGGGGATCGGCTCTGTTGCACTGTTCGGAAGCAAGTGCAATTCCTTGGGGCGATCACTACGATCACGAACGACCTCAATGAACACACCGCGACGGGACAAGAGTGCTTGCGTAGCAATGCGGTAGCGGAATTGTTGCGACGTTTCGTATGAATTCGGGCGACGATTCAAAAGACGCATGAGTTGCTTGTCTTCAACCTGCATACCGTCTACGTCGTTGTATTCCCGAAGGATCATCGGCACATACGACGAGTTCGATGCAATCGCATCAATGCAGCGATACACCCAAATGACGCGCTCGTAGGACTGATTTAATGCCTGATCGATATCCCACCGTTCCATGTTCGGAACGACACCTGAGTACAGACCGCCACGCGAATTGCTTACTGCACGCGGAACCGCGTTACGTGGGACGTTTTTGGTTTCGAATAGCCCGCGAAGGAAACTCGGCACGTTTCGCTCTCCCTTACGACGTTAGGCCAAGCAAAATGCCGCCACCTAAGAGAATCGCACCCAACGCAATCAATCCAATGGGTACGCCAAAGGCGAGCATGATGCCCACGGTGGCTATTGTTGCACCTAAGACCATGAATAGTACTGCTACAAGCGCCATTCGTCTGAGAATGGAAGGGTATTCAACAGGTACTTGATCTTCTTCACTCATACGAGAATCCTCGCTGATCGACTGCTGATGTTGTAGAACGCACCCGTGACCGCATCCACTTGGTCGTCATGTGCGCCGTTAGGGAAGAGTGATATTTCGTCAAGAAAGTCACGATTCCACTTGCCCGCGACAATCGACACGTTGCCTGCCTCTGCTGCACTAGACAGTGGATTGGCACGCGCTTCCTTACTCCCGGTTTTCTTGTCGGGTCTGAAATCGAATCCGACGAGTATCTGACGGCGATAGTAGTCAATGGTCATTACGCCCGATGACCCCGGCTCTTGTTCCATGCGGATCGGTACGGATCGACCGTCTTCTAGTGCTGTCTGCTGCACGAATCGTTCGACCTCACGCGGGGTTCCTTGGATACGTCGGACATCGGCAATGACCCATGTACCGTCCGGCGTTAAACCGACGAGTGCCCCCGCCGTGTAGTCACCATCTTTCGTTGCCGCCAAGTCCCAATACCGACACCAACGAGCATTATTCGGGATTTCCTCAATAAACGAGAACCAGTGCCGCTGGAAGTACGCACCCTCTTCCAACACATCCCAATCGCCGTTCATCAATCGTTCGCGGTCTACGGCGTTCAAGTGTTGAAGGTTCTTCCGGTATGTCTCTTGGTCAAGGCTTGGGTTATCGGCAAGCGAGGCCGGAATAAAGATCGCGTTCTTCTTTTTCGTCTTCTCATCGATGAAGTGATCGCGTACCCATGTGTGTCCAATACCACCGGGGTTCGTGGCGGATCGCATTCTCAATGGAACGTCGAAAAGCGTTAGTCCATCCCGCGTTGGCGAATACTGAGCAATGACCTTGGGATCGGGAAAGATGTTCGTACATTCACTGTTGGAGTTCGTGTGCTTCCACTGGTGCCCATAGCGGCGCACTGTCTGACGGCAACGGAGACAGGACACCGAAGGTCGCCGGATACGAGAGAACATGTACTCGTAGGTGGGCTGTTGAAACTGTGTCAATTCGTCAAAGCCGATGAACTGGAACTCTGCCGATTGATAGCGGTACTTGTCCTTGTCGTATTGGAGGTAACCGAAGGTCAATCGCGCCCCACTTGGGAATATCCATACCCGGCCACCGTCACGGGGCAGCGCATCCGTGTCTGAGAGCCATGTACGCGCCCTATCCATGATCGCACCCGGTAGGGATAGGTCGGGCCACGTTCGGCGCAGGAGAAGCGCGTTGTAGCCCGGTACGTCCACGTACTGCAATGCCGCCATCAATAGGGCATCGGACTTGCCGCCACCCGCTGCGCCTCCATACAGGACTTCTTCCGCGTAATTCAGCGACAGGAAGAGTTGCTGTGTGGGATGGGGAATGTGCGGGATGTATTCATCAACGACACGCGGTATGTACGACCGCTTCATCAACTCAAATTCTTCGGTGTTGTCGTTGTTTTTGATTTTCTCTAGAAATTCGAGTTCTGCCGTCACATTTCGCCCCTTAGCAACAATGCTGACTCAGTGTGCCCGTGCTTATCTAGTACGCCCGCGTAGTGGTCAAGCATCGCTTTCAACAATTCGGCTGACAGTCGCGCATGGCCGCACGCACTCATTTTGTATTCGCAGTTGTCGGTGTGACAGATCGCGGTGGTCATGTTCTCTAGGAACACCAGCGACTCATTGGACGGTTCGTAACGTGTCGGTTCGATATCTTCAGTTATGGAGTGGAGATAATTCTCCACCATCTCTTCAGTCATCTCACTACCTCGTTTCGATCAACGACTGATCTGGTATTTCATAAGGTATCAAAAGAGTCGCAATTGTTCACCGTTCATGCGGTTTTTCTCTGCCTCTAGAATTTCGTCGAATTCGCGCTTGTTCTTGGCGTAACGCTTCTTCGCTGCTCTATAGACGGCCTTGTCATAGATGTCGTACACCGTGGCAATGGCATCCACGGTTTCGTGCGCTTCCCCGCAACACCACTCGTCGTAGTGGAAAGTAGCAGTGACTAGCAACCCGCGCTCTTCATCCCACCGTGCAACGATGTCATTCAACATCCTGAGCCGTTCGGGGCTACGGGGCTTCGGTTCATTGTTCATATCGACATAATCCGTCCTAGGAGTCGTTTTGTTGATTTTGTAGTCGAACGGCGACAATACCCTCTTTGTCTGCGAACGCCGACATGCGCCGTATCTGATCTTGCCGGATTGTGTCGATGTACTCGCACATACATTGGCACTCACAGTCACCCATCCACGGGCAACATGTGCCGTTGTAGTTCTCGCACAGAGGGTCGTGGATCACCAGTACCGACCACATTCGGGGTTATCGCACCGCTTGAGGTACTTGTTGCTTTGCGTCCCGGTGCTGTTGCAATGCGGGCACTTTTGATCGTCCATTGTTTTCCTTATCCTCGTCCATAACACCGTGGACAGTCAATCACGGCATAGGTTTCGACGGTCATCAATCGCCCGGTTCCCTCACATGCGCTGCATGGTGTGTAGTCGTAATCGTTACCGGGGTCGATAGTAATGAATGCTATGTGTTGTCCCCGCAATCCGAGTAGGCGCGATACGGCTTTCAATATCGCGGCCTTCCAATTCGGATAGTCGAAGACCTCTAGTTGCATCATTAGTCGGTGTCCTCAGTTTCGACATAGGCATCATTGACGTTGGCATAGTCGGTTTTCTGACGATCCACTTCCTCTTTGATCTTTTCCCAAATTGTGTTGTAGTGCGGGGTGTTGGCAAGGGCTTCCATTGATTCGCGGTCAATTATCGATGTCATGAACGCACCGACCGCCTCTGCGATAACAAGGAAGTTCATAGAGAGGTCTTCGGGGTGTGCCTTCTTCCGCCAATCCCCGTCGCGGTAATAGGTTTCCTTCAACGCATCTGCGAGTGCATCGATATAGGTTTCGGGGGTCATGTACCACTTCTTGTACATGTTTTCGCACATGCTCGCTCCAATGTTCGATTCGGTATCGATATTCAGTTGTGGAGTTGTACGCAGTTTATGGGCTGCGGGCCAATAAAGCGAGCAGTAATAAATTCCTGCTGAGAGCCACTAAGCCTGATTATATTAGGAGCAGTTGTATAGCGGATGCTCAGCCGCCGACCTAGGCCCATCACCGGGTTAGCCCTAGGAACCTTTCACCGACTCCCGTTGGGTAGATCGGTTTCGTACCTACGCCAAAATACTAGCCCTGTTGTCAGAATCCTGACCGAAACACCAATTGTCTCATAGCACCGGGATTACCCTTCGCCTGTTCATAGGCGTAGACGAGTTCCCCGCCGATCTTATGCGTATCGGGTACCCGCGTCGTCGGCTTGTGCCGCAACGAGTAGATCGCACCTTCATGTCTACGTGGTGGGCCAATGAGTGTCGTATGCGCCATGTGCCATGCCGCGTCTTCGAATCCCCAGCCGATGAAACGCTCATCTTGCCCGCCGTGTTGTGCCCATATGTCGGTGGTGGTAACCATGACCCCGCCAACAGAGCCAGTCATGTATGGCCCCGCGCAATCCCACGGGTCACGACCGCAGAGGTAGTCGAACGTGCCGGATTCGTTTAGCAACTTGCATCGCGTGAACGGCAACTGTGCAACGCCATCCTCCTGCACGTTTTCGATTGCCGCCATAAGCGGTTCGTATTCGGGGATCGTGTCGGCATCATTGATGACGATGACGGAGTTACGTGCGCGGTGTACACATTCGTTACGTGCGGCGGCTCTGTTGAACGGTTGGTGGTCGGTATCGATCAGATACGGCTCTACGCCGAGTGCATCGTTGTACCAATCCATGACGGCATGAAGCAACGGAACGCGGCTTGGTTCCTCACGCCACGGGATCATGACGCTAAGCAAGGTGTCCATTGCGTTCCACCCATCGTTGCCACTCGTCTGGCGTATCAAAGTCATCGGATGCGTCCGACCAATCGACAGAGTGTAGATCGTCCTTGTCACGCTTAGTGATATCGATCCCCACGGCTGCCCGATAGACTTCCCACCCGAGTACTCGCCACCAATGTCCTGATTCATAGGCGGTAATCGCATCTTCCCGCGCACGGTCTAGGAGTGCGTGTGCATCGGGTCGGAATGTCCATCCGAACATCTCGCCGTATCCCTTGCCCGTAATCGATGACGCGCCCCATCGCGCATAGGCGTGCCACGGTCTACCGGGATCAGAGGTAATCGCGTCCATCAATTCGTCGGTGAAGTAACAGTCGCCGTAGAGGATCGTGGTCTTGCCTTCGGTGTTCCATAGGTGCCGCGACCCATCCCATTCCTGTACCCAATCGCGGGGGCTAGGGGCTGGCTCTTCGTATCGCGCATACGACACGACGTAATCATCGCGCTTATGGGGACGGGTAACGACTCTGATGTCGTATTCCCCGCGTGCCAATAGTTGCCGTTGCGTGCGGTGGATTAACGGCTCGCCCTGTATCGGGATTAGGTGCTTCGGTACGCCGAGGTGGTTGCCCCACTTTTCATCGCTGCCCGCCGCCAGAATCAGCACGGTCACGGATTGTCCTCAGATGGTGTCGTAAGACTTCGGGATTCGGTTTGGGCGAGGGCTTCAAGCATCTTGTCACTGCACGGATAGTCGCTATCGTTGCAATCTTCGCTAAACGCACGGATGAACTCCGTGTAGTAGTTGTATTCGTCGGCGTGGCATTGGGGATTGCAGTACGGGACACCTTGATCGACGAGTTCGTCCGTTGCGACGGCTGCGATTGCTGCGGCAACGAGTGTGTCAAAGATGACTTCACCGTTTTCGATCGTGACCCACTTATCCTGCTCGTTCTGGAGGGCTTCGGATATCGCCGCAAGCCGGGGATCAACCTCATCATCGTCAGTCCAAGTATTCGTCGTAGTCATAATCTTCCGCTTCCTCTAGTTTGCGGCATTCAACACATAGCATGATCCACCCGGTACTGATACGAGCGTTCTTCTTCCCGCATCTATCGCACACGGGATTCGTATCGTCTTCGGTCTGTGCTTGCCGAGTCTTCATGCGCTTTGTCCTACGGTCACCGTGATAACCATAGCCACTCAACCTACCTGTTTCGTCTTTCATCGAATTGTGCCACCTCAGTTACTAGGGTGCCCCATCGTTCAAGGTCATCTAGTGATCGTTGCTTGAGTGTTGTCCCGCGTTGCTTGGACTTTTTCGACCACTCAGCATACACCTTTGGATCGTCTAATGATTGAAGTGCAACACTCCACGCTTCGTACTGATGCGGGTCTAACAACATCGCGCAATCATCGGCAACTTCGGGAACACCACCGACATCGGATGCGAGTACGGGTATGCCGAATTGCATTGCTTCCGCGACTACCTTGCCGTAGGTGTCATGATGCGTCGGGAATAACAGCACTCTGGTATCCGCGTATACGGATTGCATGTCATTCGTCGGCTTGTTGAGTTGGACGTTCGTGGGTTGATTCGTTACTTGCAATCCATGCCCGCCGAGTACGGCGAGAAAACGGGTGCCCTTGTTTTGATGCGCGATGTAATTCAGTACGTCCCCGCCTTTTTCCAACGAGATATTGACGGCGGTAACGAATTCTGCCGTGCCTTTCTTCGGTTCTATGAGTACGGGCGGATGAATGACATGCACACCCATCCCCGTGTTATGACCGACGAGTGGAATCTGGTGCCGCGTGTAATGGCTGTTCGCAATTGTTAGGTGTGGCGCATGACGTTCAATCGAACGGAGTGTGCCGGGGTTCGTATTGTGCACGATGCCGATGTATGGCATGTCCCGCACTTCTGACCAAACACCCGTGCGAATCTCAGGGTGGGTAATAAAGACATCGTATTCACGCGATACGTGATGACCGAGGTATCCCTTGGGAATAATCTGTACCCCGTTGCGTTCGTAACGCTCTTTCACTTCATGCGCGTATACGGATACGTCATGACCTTGACCTACAAGGTATTCCAATAGGTCGGCGGTCATTAATTCCCCGCCTGTAAAACGGTGCGGGGGATACGACCAGAGATAGACCAGTATCTTCATTGGCTGACCTTGGATGCGTCAGAGGTTTTCCAATCCCGCCCTGACGCTACCGACAAAATCGTCTTCATCGACCTCGCGGTTATGACGATAGGCAAGATCGACCTTGATGTTGTGGATGACATGATCGAATGCGTTGAGGACGGTCGATACACCATCGGCAAGAATCCATAACGTAGACCACGGGCTGATACCGGGAACGGGTACTGGCTCTTCTTCGTCATCAAGAATTTCGACAATTTCGATGTCATCGATGTCGAATTCATCGTCGTCGTAATCCATGCCGTACCTCTCATTCCTCTTCACCACCAACAATTTCCGCATCAACAATCTCTTCGCCATCTTCGGATGATGGTTCGATTGCCAATTGATCTTCGTTATTGGTGTCTGACTCAGTAATAGTATCCAGTAGTCCGGCCCGCTTTGCGGCTGCCAGGAATGCGGCGAGGCGTTCGGGATCATCCCGACTTAGTTCGGCGGATACGGACGTGACCTCTACCTCGACATCAACATCGATCTGCCCTTGAACTGTTTGATTCATGTCGATCTTCTGTACGTCCGTACCCATTGCCTTCTGGCCGAGTTGCTGGAATTGAATGGCGGCACGGCTAATCGTGTCCAATTCCCGAGCATCGACCACGGTGTCTAGGTCTTTGGGATCAATCACGAACCCCGCTTCGGCCAACTTGAGTGCTTCTTCCCGCTTCTTTTGTTGTTCCTGTACGTCGCGGGCAATCTCTGACATGCGGGCGGTGATAACTGCCTGTCCTAGTTTCGCAATGCCGAGTGATTTGGAATCGAAATCCACGGATTCCTTGGCTAATTCCGCGATGCGTTTTGTTTGGCGGGTCTTGACGAGTTTCATTTGATACACCTGCCGTTGGTCATACCAACGCTCATCTGCGGATCGTTCCCGCATGAGTTGCAGCGGGTAATCAAGGCGCTCTGATAATTCGCGCAAGTTAAGGAAGATTCGCTCGTCGGGATTATTCGGGTCTTTCAACCCCTCAACAAAGGTTGTCTTCGCCATTTCCCAGTCGTACTTGTAGCCGCGTGAGTCCCGTTTCTTGGGTGGATTCTTCCGCCGCTGAGTCTTCTTTTTGGCGGGTGCATTCGGCGTGCCTTCCCCCGTGCGCCTGACCCTACCCATCGTTTTCCTCTTTCGATCCAATTTTCATTTTCGATCATCCATGATTACGTCACTACGCATAACGTGTTTATGTCTGCTGTCTATGCGTAATGTGCCTACCCTACGCGGCTCTCTCACGGATTCTCACGGCTTTATTTGGTTCTAGGGTAGTCCAACTAGTCGGTAGTACTTTCACCCCTGACAATACGGTTTTTCGAATACGCCCTCTTTAACGGGTTTTCCTTATTGCTACGCCATGCAAGGTAACCCTCTACGTAGCCCACTTCTTCCCCGTCTTGGTATCCGCATTCATACCCCATCTGTCTTCCGAGGTAGTAACTGATTCCCGCGACTAGGGCAATGACCACCACGACAATGATGGGGAATGTCCAACTATCCATCGTTTGTCCTCCTTTTGATTCGATCCCGCCAATCGCAACACCCATCGCAGGATGGACGATGTTTGTGCGCCGCGTTGAACTCATACGGGTCATCGGGATCGGGATGCATCATGCCGTGTTCACAAATTCGATACATAATCAAATCGTATTCATCCCAATGCTGATCCCATCCTCGCATGTGATGCGGGCTTGGGTTATGGATGCAACACCAATACCCCGAACATTCATCGATGTTGTGGGTACGGAGTTTCGTCCCGCCGATTAGCGTGTTGGATTCCATCTTGGATTCCGCGTTGGCAAGCCTCTGATCCCACGCATCCAATAGATTCGCGTCCATCGTGGCATTGCTTAACACTTGTTCCGCGTATTCGTCGTAGACCTCTTTGATCGTCTTATTTTTCTTGGGCACGACGTTGCCTTTCATCATCGATCATTTCATGCACCATGAGATAACCGTGGGTGTCTACGATGTTGTCCCGCTTGGGTTTATTGACTTGACGTACCAACTTCATTGCCGCAAGCATGAGTACACAGTCTTCCGGCGTTAGTAATCCATCAAGGCCGGGTTTCAATTTTCCATCTAACAATCCATTCCACATCATTGCGAGTCGGGTGTAGTTGTCGAAAGGATGTCCGTAGTCTGACTGTCGCGCACCATGCACCAAAGACGCTGCCTCTTCGTGGGGCATTTGCGTTTGTTGCGTTTGTTTCGTTTCTTTCGTTTCTTTCGTTTGCTCAGGTTCCGGCTTGTCATCCGTAGGTGGAATCAAAGGGTGATCGCTCATGCCGAGTAGAGCACTGACCATTGGCTTGGCTTCCCCGACCTTGCGTAGAACGAACTCATACCCCGCGCTTGGTTGCCTGACGGCAGAATAGGTGACATGGCCCATGACGGTGGCGATGGCAATCTCTAATCGGGCACCGGGGCTATCTGTCCATCCCGGTAGCACGATGATGGCTTCGGATTCCATGACGGAATTGATTGCCGCACTCAGATATTGCTCCCACGGCAAGTCCTGCTTGCCATTGAAGTGCTTGGCCGGATTGTTGATGTTCGTGTACCCGCCACGCCTCAATCGATCTTCTACTGAAAAGAATGCGTCGTAGTTGTAGTTGGGGTAACCACTCATCGGCCCCGCGATGTAGATATGTGTGTCTGTACTTGCGCCTTCCAGCATCGGAACTCCTTGTTATTGATATTGATCGAAACGTACACCTAAGTGCTAGACCATGACAAGGTTATTCCAACCGTCCTCGCTGATAGTTAAGTTCATCATCCCGGCAGGTGCATCTTCGCCCGTCTTATGTCGGAACCAAGTGCTACCGCCATCCAAGGATGGAACTCGGATGAATGTCTTATTGCCGCCTGTCTGTTCAACATGCAAGTGGTGAAGGTGGGCACCGAAGAGGATGGTGGCTTCACCGATAGGCTGCCGACCATGTGCTTGCCCCGCCCACCATTTGAGTGGATCGCGCCCAAACTGATGACCATGTGCGAAACCCACGACCGTGCCTTGGATATCAAGCGTGATCGTGAGTTCATCATTTTCAGGGAAAACGAAATGGACATGGCCGTATGCGTCGGGATTCTCGGCAAGCGCGTCTTGTATTGCCGATGCCGCTTCGATGGCCCATGAATCCGTGTAGGTCGTGCCCATGATGTCACCGACCCGCACTGCCTCATCGTGATTGCCGGGAATAATCGGAAGGATCAACTTCTCTGCATGAGGCGCAAACGTCTTGACTTGATACATCAATAGACGGCGATACACCCGCACCATCTGAGTCAGGGTTAGTTCGTTGCGCCACTGCAAGCGACCACCCTGGCTACTGAATCCCTCAATGCAGTCGCCTAGTTGCGGAAGATACACCGCACCAATCGGCATCTTTCGACGGCGCTTGTCTTTCAAGATTTCTAGTGAGTAGTTGGTCTTGTCGATGATTCGATGCACTGTGCCTGCGGTACCATCGCCATCCGGCTTACCAATCTGCTGATCGCCACTGAGGGTCAAATGCGCGAATTCACCCGTGTACTCCTTCTTGGATGGCTTGGCCTTACGGATATCGTCGATGATCCGTTCGATGTCTTCATCGCTGACCGACACACCACGCGGGATGAAGGTGCATCTAAAGGCTTCTAGCCATTCTCCGTCGTGCCTCTGCCAACGGGATCGCCGCATATTCGTGATATCCCATCGGTCGGGATCAAGATCGAATTCGGCAAACAACTCTTCTTCGTCAGGATTCAGGTCAGTTGCTTGGCGTGCCGATGTAACGAATTCGCCGCCATCAGAAGGGTCGTACTCAATCTTCGGCTCCCAACCCTTTGGGTGCTTACCATTAACACGTTGCACCGCTTGAGGCGTTGGCCCTGCTGATTTCAAGTCGTCTAGATCGTCCGAGAAAGTCATGATGTACAGATGCACCCACTATCGGTTCCCATACGACGATGCTTTGCAACAGAGTCACGAGTGACTTTGTAGTTGTGTCGCTTCAACAAGTTGAAAATTTTGTTGGATGAGTATTCTGGATTATCCATCAAAGATAAAAGTTTTTCGTGCGCCTCTTCACCATGATTTTCTAGAACGTCAGACATTATCTTTGATACTGAGCAATGTTTTGGGCCTTCAGTGCTACTTGCGAGGGCATCGATATCATCTATGAAGTCAGACAAGTCGCTTCCTCCCGTAGTAACACGCGCCACAATGGTACACGCTTCCACAGAAATCAAGTGTGCT